GAATACCAATCCCAGGCCTTGATCTCATGATGTTTCCCAAACCTGAGGGCATGAAGGCCTTTACACCAGCATTGCCTAAAGTTGGTGAGCCCATCTTCACCTGGCCTTGTCACGAGAAGGACTTCAAAGTTGGTGCCGGCCACATTCTTTCATTAGGTGTTACAACAAGTTACAAAGATGGAGAGGGCAAGGTTTGGAAAATTCCTGGTCTCATGGCAACCACAGCCACTTCGAGTGCAGGGCATTCAGGCAAAGCTATCACCAACTCGAAAGGAGAGCTCGTCGGCATACATGTCACATCAGACGGTACTCCCAATTCACCTTCTTATGCCATTCCAATGACACTGGAGCTGATTGAAATCCTCAAGAAAGGTTTACCGCCTTTAAACTCCAAAGCTGGCTCAGGCACTACCCCAGCAGCGTCACAGCTGCTCTCAGCACTTCCTGGGGTCCCTTCAACGACCAAGTCACAAGTCTGAGTGAACAGCTTCCATACCTTGGTAAACTGTCGACCGGGTTTGGTAAACCAAAGCATGAAAGGCAGAATGATCTTACACTTTCACAATTGTTCACTAAATTGCACATCAATTTCACTCAGACACACTACATGAATGCACCAAATGTCCCAGCTTCCTACACTGCAGTTGAAAGATTCCAGCAACCAGTTCCACAACACTACAATACCAAAGCTTTTGATCTCGCTTGGGACTGGGTCTCTGCCATCGTTCACCCGCATTGGAAGGGAGCCAAAATCCAAACTTTTGACCAGATTTTGTCCAAATCAGACATCGAATTCAAGGGCAAATCTGCAGGAATACCATGGAATTTAGCCGGAATACCATTTAAGGAGGATCTCTACCACAACGAGGAGTGTCGTAGCTGGATAGAGGAGCATTGGGTAGCGAAACTTACCAAATGTTGCTCAATGGCTCATGTTACCGTCAAAAAAGAAATTTTACCCCAGAAAAAACTTCTGCAGAATCGACTGCGAAATGTCATTGCTGTGGAAGGAGGTCACAATATGTGGATGCAAATTAGTTGTTATGATGCTCATCATCGCCTCCAAAAGTTCCCCATTAAAAGCATGACTGCTCTCGGTTGGTCACCTTACCGTAATGGAATGCAGCAGCTTGCTGAATACCTCGGAAAACACTCAAATGGTTGGGAAATTGATGGAGGAGGTTGGGAGTCTCACATGTTTGAAGCCTGTCTAGAGCAAATTGCCAGACTGAAATTTGAGGCTCTATGTGAAGAGGACAGGACTGATGAAAACAGGATACGTATTAACAACATATATCGTATGATTTCAAAGCTCCCGCTCGTAATGCCAGACGGCCATTCTTTTTTGAAAGGCCACAGTGGTTCAGGTGGAAATCTAACAGGGCAGGTTGGCACAGCACATGACAACACTTTGCTGATGCTTTTTGCCGTTTGTTATTCCTGGATCATGCTGGTTGGGCCGGACTACCAAGATTTTCTTGAAAATACTTCCATTATCACATTTGGCGACGACCTCACTTTCACCGTCAGCGATGAATTCGTTGACGTTTTTAATGGTCCCAGAATTGCACATTTGGTTTGGGATGATCTCGGCTTCGTGTTCGAATCACCTGAATGGCGAGCTCGGCCCTTCAATGAGCTAGGCTTCCTTTCAATGCACTTCACTTACAATCACAAACAAAGCAGATGGGTGCATCAAATCAACAGAGACAAATTGTACTCCAACATCCTTCAAGGCGGGACGGAGAGAACGCCACAAGAACAGTTGCAGAGACTGTGTGTCATGCGCAATGTTTCATGGGGAGATGAACAGATGCGCAAGGAAGTCCAGATGCTTATTGATGAGTACATTTTCACCTTTGACCCCACACTCAAAGGAACTCAGGCTTGGGAAGAATCAAAGAAATCTTATGTTGGCGACAGAATGCTTGCACGC